ATGGCTTACCATTTTGTTCAGCATCCCGCTTATACTGGCTTTTTGTGGTGACTGGGGCAGGCAGATTGTAGCCGAGGGCTTTGCGGCTTTGGAGGCCATGCCTGAATACTATCAGTATACTTTGGGAGTGATTGTGAGTGCTTCCTTTGCCGTTCGGTCAGCAACCAAGTTTTTTGGCAAGAAGTGAGATGAGCGGTGGCCGAAGTAACGATGGAAAGATTTCTGCGGTGGAAGATACTTCCCCGCTTGATGATGATTATGATGTCAATATCCGCTTGGCGGGTAGTGGAGTGGTTTATGACATTGCCAGACCCTACACCAGCGCAGGCGGGACTTGTAAGCGTTGTGACTGGAGCTATGACCGGTGCATTTGCGGTATGGCTTGGTCACGAAAAAGAAAAATAAATGGAACGTAGTTGTGATGAATGGGATGCTTTGATCCTGTCAATCAAGATGCGAATTCGAGAACTTGAAAGAAAAATTGGGCGCAATAAGGATTGATAAATGGCACGACCTAGAATCAAGCAGTTTGCCGACGACTTGAGTATAGACTATGGTAAAGCTAAGAATCTCATAGAGAAGGGTCGGCGCCGCAGTGATGGCGGCTCTCAGACATTGGAGAGAAACATGAACAAGATGAAGAAAAAAGTTCAGAAGGTTTCAAAGGGATTGAAGAAAGCCTCCAAGACTCATGCTGGACAGGCAAAGACTCTTGATTCAATTGAGTTTAAAGACGGCGGTTCAGTAAACATGTCTCGCGGCGGCGGTGCCGCCGTTAAGGGCACTAAGTTCTCGGGAGTTTATTGATGGCGACGTTCCGCACAGGTCCGGACGGTCGAACTGTAATCAGCGACGACAACCGCGTGACGGTGGAGGCTGGCGACATTGATCGCGGTGGATTCACCGCCCGTGAACGTGCGGCTGGCCTGAATACAATCGGCGGACGCAGAGAAACGCGGTTCAACGACGGTGGTCGCGGTGGTTATGAGCGCATGAACGCTCCCACTCGCGAAGGCACAGGCTATATGTCACGCTCTGAGTTTGAGGCTGTGTCGGGCATGACCGACACAAACCCCTACGGCAACGACGGATTTTTCAGTCGAGTCTTTGGGATTGACCCTGACAAGATTGACTACACCAGCAACTTAGGTCCGCGTGGCATCGAGAACGTCAAGCGTCAAGCGTACGACCGGTTTCTAAATCCGTTTGCCCAGATTGATGCGTTTGGTCGTCCCACCATGTTTGCAGATGCTTCAACCGGATCAACTCGATCTGGTGTGCAGCCGGGTGACTTGACTGTTTTTGGTCCCGCAGTTGAAGCCAAACAAGAGGGCATTGCAGGTCTCCTTCAGAACACGATGCTTGGCTCTCTGATGCCCAAGAGGGCGCGTATTCCTGGGTATGATGCAAATGTCCTAGTGCCGCAGATGGATCTCGGTGGTCCGCAGCCAGGCGAAGGTGTTGATCCGCAAGATCGCTTTCCGGATGGACCTCCTGCGGATGTTGCCCGTGATCCAACGGCCACCAGCCTTCCGACAATAGAAGAGCTTACGGCTGATCGAGAAGGCAGAGACATCAGGCGTCAGGAAGAACAGCAACAACGCACAGATCGTGAAGCTCAGGCTGTTAGTGCAGTTTTAGAGATGCTTCAAAACGCGGCTAACAACCGAGCCGAGGCTAGGACTCCTGCTGCGACTAGCATTCCTACAACACAAGAGCTTTTGGGGGATCGAATAGGAAGAACGGTTGCAGAGCTTCAGGCAGCAACTGCTGATTTTCCAGATCAATTTAGCGTTGCTCCCGAAGTAGACTTTGAAGTAGGTCAAAGTGCTACGGGTGAGGACTTTCCTGTGACGATTTCTGACGTGCTTCAGCCCCCTGCTGCGTTTACTCCAGAACAAGTTCAAAGAGCGAACGAAAACAACGTCGCCATGCAACGACGTGCTGAACTGATGGCACAAGGCATGTCTGTTGATGCGGCGAGGATGCAGGCTGAAAGAGAGAAACTTCGTGCGAGAGCAGCAGCGTTAGGAATGGGCCAATAATGGACGTTGTAGACTTCGTTCATGCTTATCGAAAAGCCTTGAACAATCGTATGGATGAGATTACACGTGTTCTATCAACCGGTGGAGCCAAGGATATAGAGGCTTACCGCTCAATGTGTGGCGAGGTACAGGGGATTAGCCAGGCATTGTATGAGTTTGACGCCCTGCTAAAGAAAGCAAACTATGACGACGCTTCTAGTACCTGATCACGTCCTCCGGCAG